TCGTCGTCTTGGGTGATCGCGCGTCCGCACGTGAGATCGCAAATCCGGTGCTTCTCAAAGGCGAAGTCGTGTACGAATCCGACACACGCAGGCGGAAAATCGGCGACGGTGTTACCGCATGGAACTCTCTCCCCTACGAGTCGGATGGTGAAATGGCAGGCAGTATTCACGCTTCACAGATCACTACGGACGAAACGCACCGTTTCGTGACCGACAGCGAGAAAAAGACGTGGGGCGATAAGGCCGCCAAAGACCTGTCGAACGTAACGCTGACAAAAGCGCTCTCATCCAACGGTTACTACAAAGCACCGGACGGGCTGATGTTTCAATGGGGGATATCCCCCGGCGGGGCGTATCAGTACTATTTCAGTCCTGCATTCATCGCAAAGCCGTTCGGATGCTTTCTGACGGCTTATTACGGCAACGGCAACGTCATCACAGCCGCGTCGTATGTGGAACTGACCGCCCAATATTTACGCTACCAATCGCGCTGGGCGAACCTCACCGACAAGAACGGAGGTCTCGCATCCTCTACCGAAACCGTCCATTGGCTGGTGATCGGACGCTGGAAATAAAATACAGGAAGCTATGAAATACTGGAAACAAGGATTTTATGACGAACCCGTCGAGGGCGGTGTAGAGATCACCGACGAGAGGTGGTTGGAACTGATCGACGGGCAGGCAGCAGGTATGCTGATTACCGAGGATGAGCAGGGCAGCCCTGTTTTAACGGAATATGTCAATAGCGTCCCGGTGCCGACCTACGAACAGCGGGTGCAGCAAAGCATCCGAGAGCGGTATTCGGTCGACGACGAACTGGCGATACTCCGCCAGCGGGACACCAAGCCGGACGAGTTCGCGGCCTATTACGAATACGCCGAGCAATGCAAAGCGCAGGCAAAAAAGCAGATGCAATTATGATTGGAAGAATACAACACCCGAAATATACGGCAGCGGCGCTCAAAGCGGCCAATCCCTTACTACTCGATGGCGAGGTCGTCTACGAATCAGACACGGGTCGTCATAAGATCGGGGACGGAGTGAATAAGTGGACGGAATTACCCTATCCCATGAATGCCGAAGCCGTCCCGGCGGTTACGTGGAAAGTACAGGGCGGGATGCTCTGCGTAAAGCCTGCCACAGACTTGAAAAATCCGATTCTGAAGCAGTGTTTCGTGGGCATCCTGCACTACAAAAACGCGAAGAAGCGATACCGCCGGAACCCTCAAACCGGGCAGACACAGAACCGTCCTCTGAATGCGGGGTTCAAGCTCGTACAGGACTCGTTCTCGCGGGATGAGGTAAACTGGACACCCGTTCGGATTAATCCTGTTCAGTTCGATACAACGAAGGTAAACGCCGCGGGCTGGATGCCGATAATTTCCGTTGCAGACCTCTTGGAAAGGTGGGTCGTGCGCATTGCCGACCCCGTTTTCGTGGGGGGGGGGAAAATTCGAGCTGCATCGCGGCACCAATATAGGCGACCGCGGCGGAAAGCTGGAGCCTTCCGGAAAGCGCAGAATGCAGGTTTCATTTTACGGTGGAGTTGTATTGTTTACGGGTAATCCTCAATACCGAACCGAGGGGGCACGCGCCTATTTCAGAGTAATAGCCCGAAACTACGATGAAACAGCAACGATAGTACATGTATAACTTTTTTGACGGGGTGTGACCGATAACAAATATTCCTTTGCGGGAGATGGTTGTATTATGACTCATTCACTGGGGATTTACTTAACCTTACTCGTCACTTTTTTTGAAATTTCTGAACTATGATAGACCATATTTTCGCGGCGATACGTCCGCAGCTCATCATCCTCACGATCGTTTACCTGCTCGTACTGTTCGTGATTTTCCTCGACCTGTGGGCGGGTATCCGCAAAGCCCGCAAACGCGGGGAGCTGCGCTCATCGCTCGGCTACCGCAAGACCGTCGAGAAGATCGCCAAGTATTTCAATCTGATTTTCGTGGTGACGGCAATCGACGCGGTGCAGATGCTGACCGTGTGGCAGATCAACGAGCAGACCGGGAGCCGCCTGCCGCTGATTCCGATTCTGACGGTATTGGGGGCCATGTTCATCGGCTTCATCGAGCTGAAAAGCGTATATGAGAAGTCCGAGGATAAAGAAAAGGCCAAGATTGCGGATGCGGCGGCCGCGCTGGGATCGGCGTTGAAGAACCGGGAGACGCAGGGCATCGTGGCCGCGGTGCTGGAGTACATGGAGAGAGCAGGCCGGCAGGCCGGCAACCCCCGCGGCCCGGCCAGAGACGAGCAAGCCCCCGGCCCCGAATTCATGCCGAACCCGGATATTTACGACGAGGAGTAAAAACCACTCAAACACCATACTACCATGAAAGCAAATTACACCCTTGAGAAAGTGGAAACAGAAGACGGTTTTGCAGCCACTTATCTCCTGATGTGCGACGGCTATCAGGTCGGCTCGGCAATCAATATCCCGGATATTGTAAAAGGAGCGAAAATTATCCCGGCAGCTGGTGGCCGCGAGGCGCTCGTGATCAATGTAAAAGGACGAATAGGAAGACCGCGGCATATAAAATTATAAAGGGGACCAAGATCATGACACCGAAAGAATTTAAGAAAACCTACTGGCCGGACATCGCGGCCTCCTGCGAGGAAACCGGGCTGAACCCGCTCTTCGTGGCCGCGCAGGCCGCGCTCGAAACCGGCTGGGGGAAGTCCGCCATCGGCAACAACCTATTCGGCATAACAGCCTCGAAGAAGTGGCGCGGGGCGGTGAAATACGTGCGGACATTCGAGTACTTCGACGACGACAAGCAGGGCCACCGATTCCCCAAAGTACATTCCATTACGCGGATGCCGGACGGGCGCTACAAATATGTCGTAGACCGGGCTTTCCGCCATTATCCCTCTGTCCGGGACTGCCTGACCGACCACTCCCGCATATTGCTGACCGAACGCTATGCCCCTGCCCGCCCGTACAAGGATGACGTGTACCAGTTCGCCTACCGGGTTGCGGCCTGCGGATACTGCACGGCAAAGCCGGCGGATTATGCGGGGCTGATGCTCAAGATATCCAAAACGCTCGAAAAGGCATGAAAAAGTACCTATTCCTCGCGCTGCTGATCATGGGCGGTCTGCTGTGGTTGCAGACCGCACGGCTCCGCTCGGAAAAACGCGAGCGCCGCCGGTTGGAGTCGAACCAGACCGCGCTGATGTCCGATGTCGAAATCTACCGGACAAAGGCAGGCAAGGCCGCTGCGTCGAACATGGTGCTGAATCTCCGCGTCTCGGAGCTGGAGCGACTCCGGGCGGCAGATGCCGAGAGCATCCGCGACCTCGGCATCAAGCTCCGCCGGGTAGAATCCACGGCCAAGACCGCGACGGCGACCGTCGTAAAACTGCGGGCAAAACTCCGGGACACAGCCGTCGTCCGGGAGACCCCGGCCGGGGCGGTCATTATCGACTCGATGCAGACATTTCGCTGGCGCGATCCGTGGGTGACGGTCGAGGGGTTGATCAAGCGCGACTCGGTCGCATGCCGCGTCGAGAGCATCGATACCCTCCGGCAGGTCGTACACCGGGTGCCGCGGCGCTTCCTCTTCATCCGCTGGGGAACCAAAGCGATACGGCAGGAGGTCATGTCGTCGAACCCGCATACGCGAATCGTATACACTGATTATATCGAACTTAAAAAACGAAACCGATGAAGAAATTTCTGAAAACAACATGGGCGGTACTACTCTTCATGTGGCAGCTCCCGCAGAACCTGCTCGGCCTTGCGTACTTGGCATTCTGTTTCGACCGCGTGAAAATCACCGAGCAACGCGGGGCCGTGTTCTATGCGACGAAGCATGTCCGGGGAGGCATGACGCTTGGGCGGTACGTCTTTATCGCGCCGGGGAACATCGACCGGGAACCGGTCTACGACCATGAGTTCGGCCACGTCCGGCAGTCGCGGCGCTGGGGCTGGCTATGGTTGCCTGTATTCGCAATTCCGAGCGGCCTGCACAACCTTTTCTGCCGCGCGGCGAACTACTACCACTTTTACACCGAAAGGTCGGCAAATCGGCTCGGAGGCGTGCCCAACTACGCCGGGGAATACCACTACCACATGGATGGACTGATAGTCACCTATTGGGACAAGTTGGTCGAACTCAAAGACAAATATTTCAAATGACATTACACACACAAATCTCCATCGATATCCGATGGGATTTTGTTACAAGACGCCCTGATAATTCAATAAAAGCGGATTTGCATCCCGAATATCCTGCGGCGTATACACATCGGTCATCAATAGCGACGAGTGCCGCGCCTGTTCTTTAACCGAAAGGGTATCATACCCAGCACGGAGCATCGCGGTAATTCCGGTATCCTTCAGACTATAAAATTTGTACTCTTTGGGAAAGTGGAGAGCAGGGCGGATTTTCCTGCTCCAAAAGTCACGGTAAGTCTTTTCGTTTACCCATTCCGGCCCCGGTCTAAAATCCTTGGAAAAAATATAGTAGGTACCCGGAGCATCAAAATACCCAAGTTCGGCCATCAACTCGATAATTTTCTGGGGTATAGTAACACATGCCGAACGCTTATTTTTCGAGATTGTATCGTCAATATAAACCGTCTGTTTACTGACGGATATATCACACAGCCGGAGTTTGGCAATCTCCTTCGGACGGATAAGCATGTAGTGCAGAAAGTAGCAAACCAAAAGGAAGTAGCGATTATTCTCTTGAAGCCAATCATGCAGGCGTTGCATATCATCCACAGCAATAACCTTACGTTCTTTCTTGAGCAAAGCCTTGCCAATACTAACCAACCCATCCGTCGGTTTTTCTTTGATATACAGATGTTGCACCAAAAAGGCGCTGAACGACCGAAGGAAAGCCAAATAATTGTTGCGTGTGCGTGGCGAATTTTCCCGTTCAATATAGACATAGTCCAGAAAACGAACACAGAAAGCCCGGTCGAATTGATAAACATACCGTATAGACACCCGCTGATTATCGTTCCATTCTTCCATTATGCGAGCAAAACAGATATAATCGTGGTGCGTTGATGCCCGGTGTACTCCGTCATTCAAGAGTTTGGTTATGTAATTTCGATAATGAATCAGCGCGTCGGAAAATAGTTTGTAGGAGCGGTCGGCATCAGCCTCTATCCAAGGATTCCAGCCAGCTTCCAGCTTTGCAGACAGCCGATGACATACCTGCGCGGCATATTGCCGTTTCTGGGAGGCCGTCCCGACGGAATTGATTTTTATCCGCTTTCGACGCATTTCGCCCTTTGATGGGTCGAAGGCGTAAAAACTGATAAACCAGCAAGCGCCCGTATGCAAACGGGGATAGGTGTACGAGAGGATCTCGTTTAACGCAGAATTTCGCGCAGTTTTTACAGACAACATTTTTTTTACATTTTCGCGGTCAGCGACCCGACGCAAAAATGTAGAATGTTGATTTTCAAGCCAATTCAGACAAATATTTTGTCCCGGAATTGTCCCGGCTATTTTAGAAAAAAGGCCGTAACTAACTATATTTCAGTTTGTTATCGGCCTTTAAGTAGCGGGAGGAGGACTCGAACCTCCGACCTTCGGGTTATGAGCCCGACGAGCTGCCAACTGCTCCATCCCGCGATAT